ATCATCCCACTAAGTCGCACGTAGTAGTTGCTAAGTGTGAAGACGGTAGTATTAAAACTATTAGGTTTGGACAACAGGGAGTCAGCGGTGCGGGTAAAGCCCCTAAGTCTGAGAAAGAAAAAGCCAGACGCAAGTCATTTAAAGCTCGTCATGCAAAGAATATTGCAAAAGGTAAGTGTTCGGCGGCGTACTGGGCAAACAAGGTGAAATGGTAATGGCAGGTCTATATGAGAACATCCACGCTAAACGTAAGCGAATCGCTGCAGGTAGTGGAGAAAAGATGCGTAAACCGGGCTCCAAAGGTGCACCCACTGCAAAAGCTTTCAAACAAGCAGCCAAAAAAAGGAAGAAGTGATGGCTAGAGGCGTACCTCATTACTTTAGAGACGGAACAAAACACACAGGAGGCACACACAAAATGCCCAATGGTGAAGTACACTCAGGTGCTTCCCATAGTGCAACTTCTAAAAAACTGTACCACTTAGACGAACTTTCTAAAACAGCTAAGGAGAAAGCTATGATGTACAAGTCTAAACCAGCAAAACCAAAGGCTAAATCTAAGCCTAAACCCAAGAAAAAGCCTATGAAAAAAGGCTACTAAATAACACTTGACTTTTAACTAAAAATATGCTATACTATAACTGTAGTATAAACTAAAGGGAAACTATGAAGCCTGAGCTTGAAACTTACTTCAACAACTACAACGAACTCTTCAATTCTGAAGGTTTCAAACAACTCATTCAAGAGCTTTCCAATAATGCAGTAACTTTAGCTGACATTCAGACAGTTAAGGACACTGAAGACTTCTTCTTTAGGAAGGGTCAAGTTGCAGCTTTAGCTTCCGTAATTAACTTACAGGGAACTATTGAAGCAGCTAGAGATCAAGCAGAAGAGGAAGAAGAAGTAGATGATTAAAGTATACGACTTTCGTTGTGACAACGGACACGTATATGAACAGTTCGTAGACTCTGGCACCAAAGTAAGTAGGTGCAAGTGTGGTGCCAGTGCTACAAAAATGCTGTCTGCCCCGGCTTTTATACTTGATGGACACACTGGGGACTTTCCCGGTAGACACATGAAGTGGGTAAAAGAACACGAACAAGCAGGTAGATCAAACTCATCTCCATAATGACTAAGTTCACGGAGTTTAATTATGTCTAAAGCGACGATGGTTGACGTGCAACCTGAAGAGGCAAATGCAGAAGAAACCATAGAAAACGAAGAACAAGAGATTCAACACGAAGTTGAGCAACCTCAAGTAGAAGAACCTACAGTACCAGAGAAGTACCAAGGCAAGTCCTTAGAAGAAGTAGTACAGATGCACCAAGAAGCTGAGAAGCTTTTAGGTCGTCAGTCCTCTGAAGTAGGAGAACTTCGTAAGGTAGTAGACGACTACATTTCTAGTCAGACACCACCAACAGCACCTCAACAACAAGTTGAGCCTGAAGACGATATAGATTACTTTACAGACCCTCAAGCAGCAGTTAATCGTGCTATTGAGAATCATCCTAAGATTAGAGAAGCGCAGGAGTACACTGCTCAGTACAAAAAACAATCATCTCTGGCAACGCTTAATAATAAGCATCCAGACATGCAGGAGATCCTTAAGGACCCTAAGTTTGCTGAGTGGATACAAGCTTCAAAGATCAGGACTAAGTTGTTTGTAGACGCTGACCAGCGATACGATGCGGAAGCTGCTGACGAACTGTTTTCACTCTGGAAGGAGCGTAAGACAGTAGCACAGCAGACAGTGCAAGTTGAAAAGCAAGCACGTAAGCAGCAGATCAAGGCAGCCAACACAGGCAATGCACGAGGCAGTGCTGAAGGTAGTCGTAAGAAAGTGTATCGTAGGGCCGACATTATTAAACTAATGAGAACAGACCCTGAGCGTTACCAAGCTTTATCAGAGGAAATCTTAAGAGCTTATAGCGAGGGTCGAGTCAAATAATCTAAAGGAGATTAAGACTAATGGCTACTGCTACATATCCCGGAGCAGCGGGTAATACTGCAAAGACGGAAGCGGCAACGTTTATTCCAGAAATCTGGAGTGACGAGATTATCGCTGCTTACCAAAAGAACCTGAAGATGGCACCTCTTGTCAAGAAGCTCGCTATGAGTGGCAAGAAGGGCGACAAGCTTCACATCCCTAAGCCCGTACGTGGTGACGCAAATGCTAAGGCTGCTGATACTGCAGTTACTATCATTGCCAACACTGAAGGCGAACTGACTGTTGACATCGATCGTCACTTTGAGTACTCACGACTCATCGAGGACATCGTTGAAGTACAAGCTTTAAACAGCTTACGACAGTTCTACACTGAAGACGCTGGCTACGCTCTGGCTACTAAGATCGACACTGACCTCCACTCTTGTGGTACTGGTTTTGGCGACGGTGGTTCAGTTGTGTTCTCTGGTTCAGTAGCTCCTACTGACTACCAGCACACTGGCTGTTTCTTCAATGATGGCGGTACGACTACTCAGTACACTGACGACACTATGGTCGCTGCTGACGTATTCACCGACGCCTTCTTCCGCAACATGATTCAAAAGTTAGACGACAATAACGTACCTATGGAAAGTAGAGTACTTATTATCCCACCTTCTGTTCGTAACACGATTATGGGTATTGACCGTTACGTGTCTTCTGACTTTGTTTCAGGCAGCACTGTAAACTCAGGTCTTATTGGTAACTTGTACGGTGTTGACGTCTACGTTTCTGCTAACTGTGCAACTATCGAAGCTGCAGCCGACAACACTGCATCTTCCATTGACACTCGTGCAGCACTCTTGTTCCACAAGGACGCTATCGTTCTTGCAGAGCAGCAGTCAGTACGTTCACAAACCCAGTACAAGCAGGAATACTTGTCAACTCTGTACACGGCTGATTGCCTGTACGGTGTTCAGGTGTATCGTCCTGAAGCTGGTTTCGTTCTCGCAGTTGCTGAGTAACGAACGCATACTGGGGGTCTCTTCTGAGGCCCCTAGTTTTTTTTTGTTTTCTTTAGCTGGAGCAGTCTATGGGTATCTTTAGAGGTACTGGAGGTACTGGTGACGCAACTACGGACGCTGTAGCGTCTCAAGTTGGCACTGATGCTGCGACTGCTTCAACTAAAGCAAACGAGGCTGCTAATTCAGCCACAGACGCTGCTAACTCAGCTACTGCTGCAGCAACCAGCGCAACTAATTCTGGAACCAGTGAAACTAACGCTGCCGCTAGTGCAACCACAGCAAGCACTAAGGCAACTGAGGCGTCCACAAGCGCCACTAACGCAGCAACGAGTGCAACCAATGCGTCTACGTCAGAAACCAACGCAGCCTCTAGTGCCACCGGTGCAGCCAGCAGTGCGACTACAGCTACGACTAAAGCAACGGAAGCAGCAACTAGCGCAACCAATGCTGCCTCCAGTGCAACCACAGCAACAACCAAAGCCAGCGAAGCAGCCACCAGCGCAACTAATGCGGCAACTTCTGAAACAAATGCTGGCAACTCTGCTACAGCGGCTGCAACGTCTGCAACAAACGCTTCTACATCAGAGACCAACGCTTCAACCTCCGCTACCAACGCATCTAACAGTGCAACAGCGGCAGCTTCTAGCGCAACGTCGGCAGCAAGCAGTGCAGCGTCAGCAGCAGCAGCCCTAGACTCATTTGACGACAGGTACTTAGGTTCCAAGACCTCTGATCCAACTGTGGACAACGACGGTGACGCTCTAGTCACTGGTGCGTTGTACTACAATTCAACCACAGACGTGATGAGGGTGTACGACGGTGCTACTTGGATTGACTCAGGCTCTGGTTTAACCTTTGCTGAGATTAGTGCTACACCGACTACACTGGCTGGCTACGGTATTACTGATGCAGTGGCTTCTTCTTCAGTGTCAGTTTACGGTGCAACCTTAATTGATGACGCAGACGCAGCAGCAGCAAGAACCACATTAGGACTTGGGACAGCAGCTACGACTGCTTCTACGGACTACGCTACTGCTGCCCAAGGTACTACTGCAGACGCAGCACTGGCAGCTTCCGCAGTGTCTTCTTTTGGTTTAACACTGGTTGACGATGCAGACGCAGCTACTGCTAGGACTACACTGGGCTTAGGGACTGCAGCAACCACAGCAGCCTCTGATTATGCAACAGCAGCACAGGGAACTAAAGCAGACTCAGCACTACAATCAGACTCAACTCTAAACGCAGACAATATGACAACAGGTACGCTTTCAGGCGGCACTTACTAAAGAGGAACTTAAACAATGGCTACAACAATTGTAACTAAAAATGGCTCAGGTGCGCCCACAGCCTCCGACTTAGTAGCTGGGGAGCTTGCCGTAGACTTAACTAACGGACGTTTGTACACAGAGGACAGTGGCGGCTCTGTGATTGAAATTGGGTTAAACCCAAGTGGTAATGTAGACATCACGGGTACTGCCACGATGGATGGTTTGAGGGTAGATGGTACTCCTGTTCGCTTTGTCAGCACCGCACCTATGCTTAACTTTATGGAGTCTGGAGTTACGGACAGCAACCATCGTCTGCGTCAAAATGCTGGTAATTTTGTAATTCAAAAACTAAGCGACGATGAAGGAACAGCCACTGACCGCTTATTTATTGATGGTGGAACAGGCAACGTCGGGATTGGTACGTCTAGCCCAAGTTATGCTCTCCATGTATATGAAACTCCAGCAAATGGGGCATATTCCGCTACAACAAATATGACGCCTACCACCAGATTTCATGCGGCAGAGTCAACGACAGGCGCTTATACAGCGATACAGCTTTCAGCGAATAATACAAACTCAGCTTTAGGTTGGTGGAGTATAGGAACAGTATCGACTTCTACAAATTACGATAATCATCTCGTATTTCAAACAAGAACAGGTGCTTCAACTTACGCAGAACGCATGCGAATTAATTCAAGTGGCAACGTGGGTATTGGTACGGATAGTCCAGATAGCGGTTATAAACTGGATGTCGCAGGTAATGTCGTCTTTGGTGATGGTGGCGGTTTTGACATGAATGTCGATGGTACACGGTGGCAGTTTAGTCTTGGCGGCTCTGAAAAGATGCGCCTTGATGCAAGTGGCAACTTGTTGGTGGGGAAGACTTCGGACGCTATCAACGTGGCCGGTGTAGTCAACTACAGTGCGGGTATTGTCAGGGCTTCTCGTAACGGGAACTCTGGACAGTTTGGCCGTATCTCTACGGATGGCGACATTGTTACTTTCTATAAGGACACCGTAACCGTAGGTAGTATTGGCGTTAAAGCCAGTAACAATATGGTTCTTGACGGCGCTGTTGCTGACCATGCTGGACTAGAGTTCGGTACGCACACAGTAATGCCAAGGGAAGCTGGAGCAGACGCTGACGCTACAATTAACTTGGGCGGTACATCTAGGCGCTTCAAAGACCTATACCTGTCAGGCAATGCAACTCACGGCACAACTCCAAGCTCCTCTGCCGCAGGTGCGTTTACTGAAGCGGTTGGCAGAACTACATACTCAAGAGGAAGTGGCACTGGCGGCTTTTCGCATTTAAAATTTATAAACGGCAATGGAACTGTCGGCACAGTTACAACATCTGGCTCTGCAACCGCGTACAACACCTCCTCCGACTACCGTTTAAAAGAAAATGTAGTAGCCATGTCAGGCGCTACAGAACGTCTGAAGCAACTTAAGCCTTCACGCTTCAACTTCATTACAGACGCTGACACAACTGTCGATGGTTTCTTAGCTCACGAAGTACAGGACGTTGTGCCTGAAGCAATTAGCGGCACGAAAGACGCAGTAGATGCAGACGGCAATCCTGAGTATCAAGGCATTGACCAAAGTAAACTTGTGCCTTTGCTTGTAGCAACCATACAAGAACTTGAAGCCCGTATTGCGGCACTAGAATCTTAATAGGAGAAACAAATGGCTTTAACAGAAATCCCTATAGAGTTATCAAGTACTCCGGGTATTGTAGATAATAGTAATGCAACTGCGATCACTATTGATTCCTCTGAAAATGTGGGTATTGGTACTAGCAGTCCTAATGCAGCCTTAGATGTTTTAGGCACTACATCAGACCAATTAAGATTGAGAACAGCAGAGTCAGAAGAATACAAAATAGGTAGAAATGCCTCAACTGGTCTTTTAGATTTTAGTGGAACGCAAACTAATTTTACAGGATATACCTTTGGTGGTGTTGATGGTGAGAGAATGCGCATAGATGCCAGCGGCAATGTCGGTATTGGTATCACGCCTAGTAAAAAGCTAACAGTTTTTGGTACTGGCGCAGGCAACGCAACAGTCCAAATTGAAGGCGAAGGCGGCGCTGACCCATACATTAATTTTTTGACAAACAATACACAGCATTGGTCGCTTGGCGTTGATGATAGTGATGCTGACAAGTTTAAACTCAGCGAACATTCTGCGCTTGGAACGAATGACTATTTAGTGGTCGATGTGACAGGCAACGTCGGGATTGGAGGAACTAGTAGTGCTAGGCTTACAGTTCAAAACGATGGTAATTCTACTATAAGTATAACTTCAAATGATGGTGGTTTAGCTACTCTTAATCTTGGAGATGCTTCAGATGGCTCAAGAGGGCAGATAGTATATGACAACAGTGATGAGTCTTTAAAATTTTCAACCAACAACTTACAAGAACGCATGCGCATCGATTCCAACGGCAAAATCTTTATGACTGAAGGTGTGCCGTTTTCTTGGGCTGATAGTTCCCAGAACGTAGCCGCTGAAATTTATGGAGACTCGTCAGACAACTTAATATTTAGAAACACGTCTGCAAAAACAGAACGCATGCGCATAGATGCAAGTGGCAACTGGATGTTGGGAACTACTGATTCCAGCCTATACACAAGTTCTACTGAAAATGGCCTGTTTATCACCTCAACTGGTCAACTGAGAAATAGCACAAACGCCGTGTCTGCTTATCTCAACCGAACGGGATCAGACGGAACGATTGTTCAGTTTAACAAAGACGGCACAACCATAGGTAGTATTGCTACTCAAGGTGGTGAAATTTGTCTAATGGCAAATAGTGGCGGTGGTATACGAGTAAGGTCAGATATGGCTTCAGTTATACCAGTAAACGTAAGTAGAAGTAATTTAGACGCTACAACTGATTTAGGTTCGTCTAGCGCAAGATTCAAAGACCTCTATTTAGAAGGAAACATAACTCTCAATAGGGACGCACACTCTACAACTAAAGACGTAGTAAATATATCAACCGCTCAGTTTGATGCTGGAGCTACTTTTCAGACTGGCGAGTTTATCTTGTTTGGCGACTGGAACGGGTCGGTAGACAAAATGTTGTCGCTAAAAAGAGCTGGCTCAGACGTTTTTGTTGTTGATGCTTCTGGCAACTTGTTGGTGGGGACTACTACAGCCTCTATTTCGGCAACAAATAATACAGGCGCTGTAATTGTACCAAACGGAGCATCTCAGTTTTCTAGAGATGGCGGTCATACTTTAGACATCAATAGGGTGCAAGACGGTGAAATTGTAAGATTTAGAAGCGCAGGAAATACTGAAGGTTCTATTTCTATTTCTGGCTCTACTACTTCTTACAACACCTCTTCAGACCAACGCCTTAAAGACAACATCGTAGACGCACCTTCTGCTTCTGACGACATTGACGCTATCCAAGTACGTTCGTTTGACTGGAAAGCTGACGGGTCACATCAGAAGTACGGCATGGTTGCTCAAGAGCTACAGAGTGTTGCGCCAGAGGCTGTATCAGCACCAGAAGACCCTGAAGACATGATGGGCGTGGACTACAGCAAATTAGTACCAATGATGCTCAAAGAAATCCAAAGCCTACGCGCACGAGTCGCACAACTAGAATCTTAATCTTAACAGGAGACACTTATGACAACTTGGACAATTTCAACACTAGAAAGAACTTTAGCAGACGGTGGAGTAACTATTGCACACTGGCGAGCCACAGCATCAGAAACAGTAGGAGAAGATACTTTTACAGCTTCTAGCTATGGTACATGTGGTTTCAGTCCTGACGCATCTGCAGAAGGCTTTGTAGCCTACGCAGACCTTACAGAAGCTGCTGTACTAGCTTGGTGCTGGGCTGAAGGCGTAGATAAGGATGCCATTGAAGCTTCTTTAGCTGCTCAGATTGAGGCAGACAAAGCTCCTACTCAAGGTTCAGGAGTACCATGGTAATGGATTTAATGGAAATCGTAACAACCTTAACAACTGTTGTAACTGTGGCATCTCTTATAGCTGCTACTACACCAACGCCTAAAGACGATGAGTGGATTGCAAAACTATATAAATTTATAGATTTGTTAGCTATTAACATTGGAAAGGCTAAACAATAATGCAAGAGGAAACTAAAGCAGTAATAGATGCAGTAGCTATCGGTGGCACCGTTGGGACGTTAGCTGGTTGGCTACCGCCTCTAGCTGCTTTAGCGACCATTGTATGGACTTGTATTAGAATTTGGGAAACTCCCACCGTAAGAAATCTTTTTAAAAAATAAGTTAATATATGAAAACTAAAAAATCTAATATAGGTTTAAATGCTTTAAAGAAAAAAAGAGCTTCTTTTCAAAGAGGAGGTAGCCCTACTTATAATTATTCTAATTATTATAATTCAGCACTACCGAAAGAAAGTTTTATTCCTACTAGTAGTACTGAGGGTAGTATTGATCAATCTCAAAATACTAATGAAACTTCTGAAGAGTCTCCTGAACGTCAAAATATGCAAACTTATTCTACTACTAATCAAACAGTAGCAGAAACTCAAGATAAAGATCAAACAGATCAAAAAGATCAAGAAGATCAAGAAGATCAAGATTGGACACCTGTTAATCAACCAGATCCTCAAAGAGGATGGTCTTATCAACGTGCAAATAATTTAGGTATACAAACTACATATTATTGGCATCATGAAACTGGAGATTATAGACCAACAAAACCGGAAAATTGGCAAAACTATGCTGATGCAAATCCTACAGAATTTGAAGAAGATAGAGAAAATCCTATAACAGGAGGAGGAGGAGGCACTGTGGCCGATAATAAAACAAATGGCTTGCTAGATACTGAAGCAAGAAAAGAACGTATTGCCGATTATGATACAGATATAGAAGCAGCTAGAAAAGGAACATTAACTGAAGATGCTAAAGCTAAAGACGCTAAAAAAATTAAAGATGCAGGTAAAGGTACAAAAACTACAATAGCTGGTAGATTACCAGAAGGTTTTACTCTTACTCCTCCTCTTAAAACTATGCCTTATAAAACTGGTGCTAAGCCTCCAGAAGGTTACGTATGGGCTTATAAAGGTTCAGAAAGAATAGCTGTACCTAAAGGTACTACTCGCTCAGAACCAACAGCAGCACAAGCAGGAAAGCCTACTGATGAAACTGTAACTACTGAAACAGCGAGTACTGCAACACTTAAAAGAGATGTTACAGGAAAAAGTTATGAGGCTGCTAAAGCAAAAGATTTAGAAGATACTAAATTTGCTACTGGCACTACTGGTCAAGCTGAAGCTGAAGGCCCTTCTATGACTGAAAGAGCTAAAGCTGCTGAAAGAGATTCTACTCAAGAAAAAGAAGCTATGTCTATTCGTGCTGCTGATCGTCCTGAGTATAAAGACTATGCTGATGCTGTTACAGACGATACAAAAACTGTAGTAGAAGAAGTAGAAGGGCCAGTAGCTACAACTCGTGAAGCTATTACTATTACAGATCAAGAACGAGAAGAGCTTAGAAAAATAGCTCAAGGTCGCGGTGTAGCACTTGAAGATTTACAAGAATATCAAGATTTAATACAAACTAAACAAAGAGAAGCTCAACAAGGCGAGGCTGCTACAAAAGAATATAAGTCTAGATTAGGGGAAGCTCCAGAAGAAACTGCTTTTCGTGCTGAATATTATGGTAGAGATTTTACACCTCAAGGTGGTAAAACTGACATTGATGATATACCTGCTTATCAAAAAGCTGCTACAAGAGAAGCGGCAGTAGGTGAAGCAGCTCAAAGAAAAGCAAGTGAATTAGGAACAGCACCTTCAACAGATTTAGAAGGCCGTGAAGCTATAACAGGTACAGCACCTCAAGGTACAGCAGCAGAAATTGGAGGTGTTCCTACTTTTGAAGCAGCTAAAATGGAAGCTGTACAAGGTAAAGAAAGAACTGTAGCTGCTGCTGATATGATGGCTGTAGTAGCCGATTTACCTGCAGATGTTAGTGCTGCTATATCTGAAGATCCTGCAACTGTACAAGCTCAAATAGATGAAGGAGCAGATCCTCAAGTAAATGCTGCTGTAGCTGCTTTGCCTCAAGAAGCTTTAGTATCTACACAAATGGAAGGTTTATTAGCTGGTATGGAGGATGGAGAGACTCCTGCATGGGCTAGACCTGCAGTAGCTGCTATAGAGCAGCAAATGGCTCGTAGAGGGCTCTCAGCGTCTACTGTAGGCCGTGACGCACTCTTTAATGCTATTATACAGAGTGCTTTACCCATCGCTCAGAGCAACGCACAGGCCCTCCAGCAGCGAGCACAGCAAAACCTTAGTAATGAGCAACAAGCTAACTTAGCTTCTGCTCAAAATACTATGACTGTAAGAATGCAAAACCTTGCTAATAGACAACTTGCAGCCTCACAAACTGCACAGATGGCTCAAGAAATTAAAGTACAGCAAGGTACTTTTCAACAGCAAGCAGTAATAACAAGTGCTCAGCAAGAACAACAAACAGAACTAGCTAACTTCCAAGCTGCTCAACAAAGAGCACAACAAGAATCTAGTCAAAGACAACAGGCTGCTATTTCTCAGCTTAGTGCTAATGCACAGATGGATCTTGCAAATTTACAGGCTGAAAGTGCTAGAGCTGGTAAAGATATGGATGCTGAGTCTGCAGGTAGACTAGCTAAGTATAATGCTCAAATTAATAAAATTATGCGTCAGGCTGATCTTCAGCAAGATATGGAAAAAGCTAATCTTTCTCCTGCTTTGCAAGTTGAAATGCAACGTGTATCTGAAATAAATGCTGCACAAAAAGATACTATGACGGCAGAAAATCAAGAGCGTCTTGTAGAGTTACAAACGCTTATAGATTTTAGAAAAACAGATGCTACTTTTGCTCAGCAAATGGATATGGCTAACATGTCTAACGAGCAACAGATAGAACTTGCTATGTTACAAGAAAGAGCAGCTACAGATGCGGCTAACTTTACCGCTGACAATCAATTTAGAATGCAATTTTTAAATCAAAAAGTAGCTCGTAGTGTTAGACAAGCTGAGCTTAATCAGCGTATGGAAGAAGTAAATTTAGATGCTAATTTAAAATTAGAACTTTCTGAGTTAGCTGAAAAAAATCTTACATCTAGAGCTAACATGACTGCTGAAAATCAAACGCGGTTAGCTAACTTAAATGTGTTAGTAGATTTTAGAAAAACTAATGCTACTTTAGCTCAACAAATGGACATGGCTAATTTAGGTAATGAACAACAAATGGAATTAGCTAACTTAGCTGAAAGAGCAGCTACAGATTCAGCTAATATGACAGAAGAAAATAGATTTAGAATGCAAAAACTAAATCAATATGTTCAAACCATGTCTCAAAATGAACAACTACTTCAGCAAGCTGACTTAGCTAATCTTTCTATGGAAGAAAAAATATCTTTAGCTAATTTAAGTGAGCAAAATAAAGCAGCTTCTGAAAGCATGAGTGCTGAAAATGTAGCAGAATTACAACGCTATGAAAAACAAATGGGGGCTGCACAGCTTAACGCTAACTTAGCTCAACAAATGGGATTAGCTAATCTTAGTAACGAGCAACAAGCTTCTATGTTTAATGCTCAAATAGATGCTAATTTAGATATGAAACAGTTTGATGCTAATCAGCAAATGGCTATGGCTAATAGTCAGTTTATGAAATCTATGACTGTAAAAGATTTTGATGCTCGGCAACAAGAAGCAATGCAAAACGCTACAGCTTTAGCATCTATGGATTTAGCCGCTGCTGACCAAAGAACTAAACTAGCTATTACTAATGCTCAAAACTTTTTAAAAATGGATATGGCTAATTTAAATAATGAGCAGCAAGCTTTAATTATGGATCAACAATTAGCACAACAAAGATTACTTTCCGATCAATCTGCTGAAAATATAGCTAGGCAGTTTGGTGCTAAATCTGAGCAAGAAGTAGATTTATTTATGGCTAATGTAGCTAAAGAAATAGAACTTACTAATACATCAGCAATAAACAATATGAAACAGTTTAATGCTAATTCTAAAAATGCTGCTGAAGCTAGAGACGCTAATCGTTTATCAGACTATGAAAAGTTTAATGCTAGTATGAAACAAGACATGTCTAAATTTAATGAACAAGCACAAAATAATAGAGATGCCTTTAACGCTCAAAATGCAGCAGCAGTAGAAGCAGCAGACATAGCTGATAAACGTAGAAGAAATGAAATAGACACAGCAACTCAAAATGCTATAAACATGCAAAATGCTTCTAATAGTTTTAAACTATCTACACAATCTTTAGCGTTTTTAAATCAAGAAATGAGAGATCAAGCAGATTATGAATTTAAAGCATATGAAAGTGCAGAAGCTAGAGCAGCTTCTATTGTTGTTGCAGCTTTAGGAGCAGCAGATAATACTTTTGATGATTCTAAATGGACAACTGCTTTAAGAAGTAACATCACCACTTTATTAGCATTAGTAGGATAATTATATGAAAAGTTTTTTTAAAAAAATTGGCAAGGAACTTAAAAGAGGTTTCCGAAAAATTGGAAAATTTTTTAATTCTAAAATTGGAAAAATTATGGGTGGTATTTTATTAGCGTGGAATTTAGGAGGGATATTTGCAAATTTATTTAAAGTTACAGGAAAAGCAGGGGCTGCTGCTGCTGCAAATGCTGCAAAACTTAGTGGTCAAGTAATAACAACTTCAGGTGAAACAGCAGCTAATATAGCTAATCAAACAGTACAATCAGCAGGTCAAGGTTTTGCTCAAGAAGCAACTAAAAAAGCAGTAGCTCAAGCAGCTAGTAAGTCTGCTACTAAACAAGTACTTATAAATTCTATAGATGATATAGGTGTAGTAGGCTCTAACTTAATGGCTAATAGCGGTGATGTTGTAGCTGGTACTATATCTGAAGGTACAAAAGCATTAAGTACAACTTTAGAAACACAAGGAGCTAAAGTTTTAACTTCTACCCCAAGTGAAATATCTACTAAAGCTATAGAAAAACAAGTTGATAATTTAATTTTTGATAATCCTCCTCAAGTTTTTAATAAGCCTATAGAAACGGGTAAAATATCGCCTAACATTACCCCAGAAACTTTAGACGCAGCTTTAAAAGGAACTACTGATGCTGCTCAAAATAACCAATTAGCTTTTATTAGACAAGAACAAAATTTACCTGCTAAAGTATTCGGAACTGAAACTCCTTTAACACAACAACAACTTAATTTTCAAACAGCTTTTAACCAATCTACCACAGCAATGAAACAAGATTTTTTTGCTAATGCTGCTAATAGAGAATTATATACTCAAAATTTTCAAGGTTTAACATCTACTTTTAAAGCGCCTGCAGAATATGGAGCTAGAGAATTTAGCAGCTTAGGAGAAGCTTTTACAGGAGGCAAAAGTCTTTTAGAAGGTACTGCTAATGTTGGTAAGCATGTTATGGAAACTTCTATTGGTGAATTAAGTGGCGGTAAAGTAGGAGGATTTTTAGGACGTAGAGGAGCAGCAGGTACAGGCTTAACAACAGCCAGCTATGTTAATTCTATGCTTGCAGAACCTCCTGAACAGCCTTACACACCTAATTATCAAGCAAGAGCTATAGCTCAGCAGTTAGGACAAACAGGCGAAGCAATATCTATGCAACCTTTATCACAAGGGCCTGCTGATATGTATAGCCAAGTAGATTTTACAAGTCCTGATTACTATAAACAAATAATGCAAATTAATAATAATGCTGGCATGTCTTACGCGTATGGTGGTGGTGGTTTTAACGCAGGAAGGTATGGCTAAATAAGGAAGTAATAGCATGGCAGAAACAGACGTAAATCAAAATATTGTAAGTATGGTAAAGCCTTTTGAAGGCCCAATACCCGGACAATCTTTAACTAATCCTCCGGGTAATTATGCGTGGGAAAAACCACCAGAGCATGTAACAGTTAAAGATGCTCTTGATGATATTTACAGTATGCTTATAGAAAAAGAAAAGCTATTAGCTCTTGTAGAAATATTAGCTGAAGGAGCGTATGACATTATTACTGTTACTCAAATTCTTTTAGAACAAGGATGGAGAAATGGTAAATGGAATACTGAGCTAATGTTATTACTAGCAGAGCCTACAATGATTATTATTATGGCTATAGCAGAAAAAGCTGGTATTGGCGACTATGAAATTTACGAAGGTGAAAACCAAGAATTAGATGAAGACGAAGCAGATCAATTTCAAAAAGATGTAGCTAAAGATATTAAACAGCACATGACCTTTAAAGGTATGGAAATGCCTCCAGTTAAAAAAGAAAGTGTTCCTGCAGAAATACTTGAAGATATAGAAACAGCAGAAATTCCTAAAGCTAGTTTGTTACAAAAACCAGCATAATTATTTGTGGAGTATGTTAAATGAGTGATGTAGATAAGTGGCTTGGTATTATTGGTGGCGTAGCAGATACGAACATAGGTCGGAGAGAAAGAGGGCCTAGCCGTTCTAGAAGACGTAACCAAGCTTTATTAGGCGTTGTTGGAGAACTTTGGAGAGATTTTGAAGTAGATAAGCTTAATCAAAAAGTAGATAATGCAAATATAGAAAACTTATTTGAAGTTGCTAGAGCACGTAAAGATTTAATACAGGCTAAAAAAGTAAATAAAAAAGCTGAAGATTTAAAAGCTTTAGCTGCTCCCGGCACTGATTTTAACAATATGCAAGATATTGATAGAGTTTATGGCAATACAGCATGGACTAGAGCTTTATCTACTAATGATAATATTCGATCTTATATAGAAGCTAATCCTGACGATGATCGTTATACATCCAAAGCCTCTTTTAATAGATATGTGGATCAAGTATCTAATGAAGATGATAAAGATAGCTCATTAAGAAAGCTTCAAACTTCTTTAAATAATTTATACGATAGTGATTTACGCTCTATACAAAATACAATTTTAGGAGGAGAAGCTACTACTGTCGATGAAGTTGAGCCTTATATACGACAAGCACAACAAATGAAAATTAATTTTGATTCTTCTGAAACATCTTTACTAGATATTTTAAGTGGTCGTGTTAAAAGAAATATTGCTCGCCAAGATCAAACATACGATAGATTTAGAACTGAATTTATTAGCCAACCGCAAATGCAAGCACGTACAGCTATTGCTAATTTAGCAAAAACTAATCCTAATGATAAGCAAGCAATGCAAGAAGCTTTTGCTGCTATGCCTAGAAATTTACGTTTAGAAATACCTACAGAAGTTATTTCAGTAATTAATTCTTCTAGGTACAGGAAAAATTTTTACAACGCGTTAGGTGTTATAGCAGAAACTGTGCCTCAAATAGATAATGAAGAATGGCAAAGTATTGTAAATAATATAGTTTTAGGCGTAGCTACTGCTGACCCTACAGAAGGTCAGCTACATATGGGCAAAATTCGTGAAAGTTTAAAAGATAAAATGTCTGAAAATGAATATAACTTTGTTGTGCCTATGCTAGATAATTTAGCTATTACTAGTTCAGTTGCTGATTTAAATAACAGAGCTAATCAATATGCAACAGATGCTCGAAGCCGTATAGATCAAAAAGCAGTTAATACTACATTATTAGAAAATTTAAAAACTTCAATAGATGAGTTATATCCTGATCAAAATTCAAAAAATTATAAAGCTGCTATGAGGGCGTATAACGCTTTGTCAAAGCAAAATAGTTTAACTAGTAGACAAATAAATTATGGAGCTTTAACAGATCATATTCAAAATGTAGCTTTAAGTTTAAAGGAAGATTCTGGAACTCCTTCAGATTTTAGAGAAGCAATGAATTATTTAACTGATCAACAACAAAACTTTAAAACTTTGGTAGAAGCAGAAGAGTTTATAAATTCTAGTATAGAAGATCCTGAAAAACGTTATCGCTATATAGAAGCTTTAAATAAAACATCTAAAACTTCTCCTGCTTTATTTAAAGGTTATGAAATGTATCCGGGAAATCCTGACATGCAATCTTATGACCCAGTAAAATCTGCTGCTGAGTTTAACTCTAAAGCTAATTTTACTGAAGCTTATACAGCTAATTACTCCGCTGTTATAGATGAAAATGATGAAGATAGAAGTAAACAAGCTAGGCAAAAACTAGGTTACTTTCATGCTACCGTAGATAATTTATTATTCCAAGATGAATATAATAATATTTTAGGTGGTAAAGCTAACAAAGCATTGTTAAGAGATTTTCAAGTAGAGTATTTAAGTAATAGTGAAAATTTTTATTACGATGAAAATGCTGAAGAAGTTGTTCTTAGAGTAGGTGATGATGAACTTGTTGACGCTTACAAAAGATATATATCAGACTTAGATGGTACTTCAAATGATGATTTTCAACTTATTGGTAGTCAAGTTTTACATACGTCTTCAAGGAAAAAACAATTATCTTCATCTGCTTCGCCAGAAGAATTTTTAAAGCTGCATAATGCATGGGTTACTCAAACTGCTGTAGAATCTCCTTTAGCAATAAATATGACAAAAGAAGTAGCTACAGAACAATTAAATTATGATTTTGATGAACTTTTTGATACTTTACCTTCAGGCGAATTAATACTTAAAGATATTAAACCTCCTGTGCCTGAACCTGAAACTGTAAAAAAAGAAAAAACAAATGAATCTTTAAATTTTTTAAAAACTCAATTAAATAAAGATCCTTTAAATCCTATTAATGCAGTAACCGCTGTAAGTGCAGGTTTAACAGGAGTTAAAAATTTAATAGCGGAAAGAAATGAAAAACCAATAGAGCGAGGATTACAATTTGATCGAGCACAAGCTGCCTTAACTAGCCAAGCATTAAATAAAGAAGAAGAAAAACCTGTTGAGGTTGCTAAACCTTCTTTGCTTTCTAAAGGTAGCGATACTACTAGAGGATTAAGAAATCAAAATGTATTTAACATTAGAGATTTTGATCAAGAGTTTAAAGGTGAAACAGGTGTAGATGACGATAATTTTTTACAGTTTGAAAATGTTGAGTTAGGTATTCGTGCAGCAGATAGAATATTAACTACTTATGGTAAAAAACATAAAATAGATACTGTTGAAGGTGTAATAAAAAGGTTTGCTCCTAAAGCAGATAATAATGATATTGCAACTTATATACCTTTTGTTGCTAAAGAATCAGGTTTTGGAGCTCAAGAAAAAATAGATTTATCAAATCCTCAAGTTAGAGCTAAGCTTTTAGCACCTATGGCTTTAATAGAATCTAAATATAAAATTACTCCTGAAAAAATTCTAACTATGCTAGAGAACATATAATATGGCAGTATTAACACCTGAAGAGCTAGAAAGGCTACAAGGTAAACTTAAAAAAAATTCTACTTTTACGGCTTCTCGTAAACAAAATACAGGGGCTAAAAATACTTTAGATACTTTAGAAAATGATGACAAGTTTGCTACAACTGCTCAAAGATTTTTAACGAGTATTGGTGAAGATGACAACACTGTAGAGTCTTTATATGAGTATATGCGAGATGCTGATTATAATTTAGCGTCTGGAGCTTATCGTGCATTCCAAGAATTACCTAATTTTTCAGACCAGCAAAAGCAAGATTATAAATATCTTAGGACAAAGTTTGAAAATGCAGATACTGGTAGTTTAAAGCAGTGGATGAGAGCAGCGGCTGACATAGGCGTAGACGTAGCTACAGACCCTACAATGATACTTAGTGCTCTTATGGTACCTTTTACTGGAGGAGCTTCTTTAGGCGGTCGTGTGGCTGCTGGCGAAGCTACAAAGCTAGGTTTAAAGCGTATTGGTAAATCTTTTGCTAGAGATGAAAGTAAGCCTGTTATAGAAGTTTTAAAAAACGAAGGTTTATGGCTAAAAAAAGGAGGACTTCAAAACCTTAAACAAAAAAGAGCTAAAGCAATTAAAGACTATTATAAGGCTGACGTTAAAGCTAATGCGCTTGTAGCTGCTACTGAAGGTGCTGTTTTTTCTGGTGTTGGTGAGTATTTAAAGCAAGAACAAGATGATGTAGACGGAATTAACTTACGTTATGGTTTAGATTATTTTGATATAGGTACTTCAACTGCTTTAGGTGCTGTAGCTGGTGGGGTATTAGGTGGTGGTATATCTAAAATTCAACAAAAGTTTGATCCTGAAGTTAGAAGAACTATAGAAAAGTTTTCAGATGAAAAGTTATTAGATGAATCTGATGCGGCCTACAAAGCAGCTAGAGCAGGTGAATATGCTTTGTCTGTAACTATAGGTAAACCAACTACTCGTTTTAAAACTTTATCTAAAAATTCTCCTACTCTTGCTAGGCTGCTTACTCGTTTTAGATACGATACTTTTAAAGGTGATGAAGGTATTGGCTTTGATGAAGATCTTCTTGAAGCCGCACGAAAAGGAGAAACACCTACTAATCGTAGCTACAAACAAGTTTTCGATGCTACAGCAGGTAGATACAATTTAGGTTATGAAGATGCTATTAGACCTTTAACAAAAAAAGGTAAATTACGCGCAGAAGATAATGAACTTTTAAATGTAATGATGCGTGACAAAGAATTAGAAAAATTATTTGTTGATCCTGTCCGTAATCAAAAAGAAACACAAGAAGCTTTTATAAAACGGCGTAATTCTATTAGAGCAATCCAAGATAAAAAAGCTATGGATTTGTATAGCGTTGAAGGGGCTAATGAAAACCACTTTAATGCTATTAGAAAACTAAGAAAACTTAGTAATCAAGTTTTAGATGAAGCTGCTGAAGTAGGTATTTATAGGCGTAAGTTAAAGCGTGGCCCTAATGCGTGGTTTTCAAGACGTTGGAAAAGAAATGTTATAGAAGAAAACAGAAATGAATTAGCTACTATTATGGTAGATCAGAATGCTATAGGTCTAAGTGACGAAATAATTCTACAATACTTACCAAAAGCTCAACAACAGCAATACAATGAGCTAATGCAATACGGTAAAGTTTATGAAGACTTAGTAACTAATTTTGAAAAACTTCCTACTACTGAAATACAAAAACGTATTAACGCTTTAGACGTTAAGTTTAGACCTGAAAGCAAAAGAATGGACGGTACTCCAGAAGCACTAGTAGATATGCTTCATGAGTTACAAGAACGTAAGTTAGAACTTAGTAGAGCCTTACCTGACAATAGTACTTTAAGAGCTGAAAAGTTTAAAGTAGCTAATGACATTATTGATGGCATGTTAGATAAACGTAATGTTATTAATGATGTTGATAGTGAAGTTAGTACCACTATGACTCCTTCATCTTTTAGCGCACGTAATTTGTATATGTTAGATGATAGAAGTATAGCAAAGTTTTTAGATGACGACTTTGACAGCATGATGCGAGACTATTTTAATAATAGTTCTAGAGTTATTGCGCGTAAACAATTATTTGGTATTAATACTGAAGAGTTTAGTAGGCGTTATTTAGATGACATTAGAGAAGAACTGCAACAAAAAGGCAGCACACTATCTGAAAAAGATAGAGCAGACCTAGTAGACTTATATGAAAATGCTACGGGTATTAAGGCAGGAACTTTTGAAAATGTATTAGGTCAAAGAGCTTCTGACTATGCCAAGCTATCACAGCAAGTAGCTCATCTTCCTTTAGCTACTTTATCAAGTCTTACAGAAGCTTTTATACCTTTAACAAGAGTATCTACAGGTACTTACTTAAAAGGTATTGGACAAGCTGTTAAAAGCTGGTCACGCAGTAACTATGATGACACTATGAAAATACTTCAGAGTGAGCATAACCTTACTAAAGATGAAGCTAACCGTGAAATGCATCGTGTTTACTTAGGCTTAGAACAAGCTGTGGCTCAACGTATTGACAGCATAGCAGGTGAAGGTGTTCAAGATCCTACAGCCCGTAAGCTACAAAATTTATTTTTTAAAGCTAATTTTTTAAGTCAATGGACTCGTACTGTTCAGCTTGCATCTTTTACAATGGGCAAAGATTTAATTACTAGAAATTTAAAAACTGTAGCAGAGATGCAAGGGCAAAGCCTTACTAAAGGACAAAAAAGAAAATTAAATTCAGCTACTCAAGAATTGTTTGACTTAGGTATAAACATTAAACAAGGTGTTGAGTGGGTTAATTCAGGAGCTAAAAAGTATAGTAATGATGTAGATGTTGATACAGGCTTAAAGCGTTGGAATATGTTTTACGAAAGAAATGTTATGGAAGGTGCTTCTAGATTTGCTAGTGAAGTAATTCTTGATCCTTCTAAATCTTCTGTAACTAGACCTCATATTCAAACGTCTGCCGTAGGATCTATACTATTTCAATTTTTAGGTTATCCCACAGCTTTTGGGAACACAGTACTTAAAAATTATTACACTCAAATAAAACGTCAGCCTGTAGTAGGTACAGCCCGTGTAGGTGCTACAGCTTTGTTTATGACAGGCGTAGCTACTGGTTTAAACGCTATACGTTCAGGGGGAGAAAGCTTAGAAAAAGAACCCGATGAAATTATTTTAGATTCTGTAGCTCGGTGGGGTGGTACTGGCTTTGGAGAGTATATTAGAAACGCACAGCAAAACGCTGAAATTGGTGGTGGTATTGTAGGTACAGCAGCTAAAGCAGTTACAGGCCCTGTAGTAGGAGACGCTGTAGATGCTATTTTATATCGCAAAGGCCCTGCCGAAATAGTAGCAACTAACGTACCTTTTTATTCCGCTATACCTTCTGATTATAGAAAAGAGTTTATTAAAGCTCCAGCTAGAGAAATAGATTATAGTTTAGGGGTTGGTTTAGGTTTAAGAAAACCTCGACAAGAACCTAGTTTGTATAGTGAGTTTGGTGCTCCTTATAGAGAGTTTAAAAAAGCTTATGATAGGGATAGAAACTTTGAAGGCGGTGTAATTGATAGAATCATAGAACGTGCGGGTGAAAATCCTAGCGCACGTATAGATCGGCTTACAGGTACAAGTTATGAAGATCAAGCAGGAGCTATTCTAGAAAACAGAAAGTCTTTTAGGCTTGGTGGTTTTTTACGTAGAGGCATAGAAGCTTATATGTCTAAATCTAATAAGCCTGTTACAAGAGAAGAATTAGAAGCTGATCCTTTATTCCAGCAACTGTCACCTATGTTAGGACGTATGAAAACTGTAGATGATGAAGCTGTTTTAGCAGATATAAATTCTGGTATGGCTTTACAGTACACACCTCAAGAACAAACATTTTATACTTCTTCATTTATAGAAAACTCAGTAGAGCCTAAAGATGTGTACACCGTATTGTCAGAAGATGTAGATAGTGGTTTATACGGAAGACGCATGGGTACACAAACAGCTAAAGAATTAGAAGCTCAAAAAGTAGATGCTCCTGCTTTAAGTAAAAATAAAATTCGTATTCGTAATCCTTTAAAACTTACAAAAGGCTTACCTACTGTGCCTATGAATTTAATTTACGATACAGAATTTTTAAAAACTGTACAAAATAAAAAAGCTTTTGAAAGTTTAAGAAAAGATATAGACAGTAAAGTTAAAATTGTAATGGGCTTAGACGATTCTAAATCTTTATTTGATAAAAGATTAATTAGAAATGAAATTTTTACTTCTGGCAATAAAGATTTTTATGACTTATTAGAACGTGAAGGTTATGATGCTATTGAGTATACAGGGCCTGAATTAAAACAATATAAACTTAGTTCTAAAGACGCACAAGTAGATCCTTTTTATCAAACTCCTGCTGTTTACACAGCTTTAGGCAAAGATTCAGCAGGTTCTAAAGGAGTTCAAGAAGCTAACGAAGCAGGAGGTTTTGCTGATTATTTAAAAGATTTAGAAGCTGAAGGATTAAAAGATCCTAGAGAATCAGACGCTGGCTTTAGTATTGAAGAAGATGTAGTAGAAGCTTTACCAGAAGATACTAGACCTATGTTTTTGCCTGTGTCTAACTTAGAAGGTTCTGAGTTAGAAAAACAATTAGCGACTACAGCAGGTAGATTTAACAAACAATATTTAGTATTTAGAAACGAACAAGTATTGCCTTTTGGTAGAACTGAAGTTCCTACTAATAAAGAAATAAACTATGTAAATTCTACGCCTTCAGAAAAACGAATTAATTTTATTGTTGAAAATCATGTAGGCGATAAAGCTGTAGATCCTTTAGCAATTAAACAAACTTTAGAAAATGAAGGGGTATTTAACTTAGTTAGTACAGGAAATAATAAAGGCTTAGGAAAAATTATTTCTTACAAGCAAGTAACTACTGGGCTTATTGATGATTTACGTAACAAAGTAGATGACAATACTGCTCAAACTTTAGAGTCTTTAAACAAAGCTATTATTGAAGCTGAACAAAAACGAGCTAAAGGATTCCAAGAAAAAGTAGGAAGAACTAATAAAACTCGAAGGTTTATTTTACCTGAAAGTTTTTATGTTCAGATTGTTATGGAGCCGGGTAGCGATACTGTAAATGTTAGTAAAGCTTTAACGCTTCCTGAAACTATAAAAGAAATTAAAACTACTCCTGAACTATGGTATCACCCTAAAGATAATAATGTTTTGTCTGAAACAGCTAGACGTTGGAGACTTTTAAACTCTGAAGATGCTAACTTAAAACAATACATTACTCCTACTACCGAACAGTTAGAAACTCGTCAAGAAAATGTAGGTAAAGTTTTAGGTAGTTTGCAAAAAATGCGTACAGTTATTCAAGATACAGTAACTCCAAAACGAAATAAAAATGGAGAACTAACTAAAATAGGTTTAACTTCTGAAGAGTATACAAAGTTAATGGCTCTTCCTGAAGAAAAAAGATTTAAACCTTTTAAAAGAACTATAGATGTAGATACAACTAGAGGACTTCAGTACTCAGGTAAGTTTGATAAAGATTTAGAGTCTCAAAAAGAAGAAGCAGAAGTAAGAGAAATTTTTAATCCTCAAGGCGGTGAAGATCCTGAAACTTTATCAGAAGGTTCTACGATAGAAAAAGCAAGTTATGCAAATAGATTTTCTAAAGGTGTTACTAGTAAACAAAGATTTGATTTAGAACAAACAAAAGAATTTTTAGAAAAAAACCCCGAGTTTTTAGATGATGATAACTTTACAGCACAGCAACCAGAAACCTATATTGAAACAACTCCTCCTAGATCTAAAATTATTTTACCTTCTTTAATACCAGAAAATAAACAAGTAGAAATTAAACCTTTTAAGTATGAAGAAGGTAAAAAAGCTTGGGCGCATTATAGTAAAAATAATAATACAATTTATATAGATGAAAATGAATTAGAAAAAAGATACAAAGATAAAGCGTGGGAAAACCCTAAAGTTAAAGGCGTTAAACCTTTGCCTGAAAATGCTATTACTAGTTTAAAAGAATGGAAAAACTTTGTATATGCTCATGAAAAATCTCATGTAGTTAATCTAAGAAGAGAAAATGAAAGTTTAGCTGATTACGAAAATAGAACAAATGAAATTGCTTTAGCTGATTTAATATATCAAAAAGAAATGGCTAAAAGAAATAAAAAATTTAAAGGTGGTGTAGTGTTACAAGCTCTTAAAAGGAAAGTAATTAATGTATAAATATTTTAGCATAGATGAACTTAAATGTCAACACTGTGGTGCTGATGGAATGGATGAATCTTTTATGGTTAAAGTAGAAGCACTACGCCATGAGTTAGGATTCCCTTTTGTTGTTACTTCTGCTTACCGTTGCAAGGATCACATCATTGAGCGTAAGAAAAAAACTCCCGGCGCTCATGCGTCAGGTCATGCTATTGACATCGCTGTTAGCGGAGACAAAGCTCACAAGCTTTTAGATGCTGCGTTAAGAGTAGGCATGACTGGTATTGGCGTTAATCAAAAAGGTAACAATAGGTTTATACATTTAGATGACCTTGAGTGGGATGAGGGTCGTCCTCGTCCTTGGGTGTGGAGCTACTAGATGGCTGTCTTAAACGCTCTTATAGGGCCTGTGACGGGCTTGTTAGACAAGTTCATAGAGGACAAGGATCAGAAGGCTAAGCTGGCGCATGAAGTCGCTACGATGGCTGAGAATCACGCTCAGGAGATCGCTAAAGGTCAGATGGAAATTAATGCTGTGGAAGCGGCCAACTCCAACGTGTTTGTAAGCGGCTGGAGGCCCTTCATCGGGTGGACATGTGGCTTGGGTATGTTTGGTAACTTTATCACCATCCCGTTTAGTAACTTTGTTTTGGCTTTACTTGAGTTAGACATAGTGATACCTCTGGTTCCTCTGGAAACTATGATGCCTGTATTGATGGGCATGTTAGGTCTAGGCGCAATGAGGACATACGAGAAGAAATCAGGAGTGTCTAAGTAGTGACAATCATGGAGTTTATAAATTCTACTTGGCCTATGTTTATGGGGTTTATAACGCTTGTTATTGTCTTAGCTAAAATGCACGGAGATATAGAAACTATCAAAGAAAAAATAAAAGTATTGTTTGAATTATGGAATAGTAAAAACTAATGTTAGCTGAAATAACAACAATTCTTACAGTTATGAAAGGACTTAACGATGCTATATCTACTTTAAAAGAAACAGGTGGGCATGCAAGTGGTTTTGCTAATGTTATGGGAAAGTACGCTAAAGCTAATGAGTCCGTACAAGCTGTTGAAAAAAAGTATGTAGGAAAACTATCTGTTAAAGAAAGTATGCAAGTTCAGCTTGCCAAAAGACAGCTATCTACTTTTAATCAGCAGTTAAAAGATATGATGCTTATGCAAGGACTTTCAGCAGACTATAATGAAATCATGCAACGTGTAGAAGAAAGCAGAATAGAGCATGAAAAAGAAATAAACCGTCAAAAAATATTAAGACGGCAACGTGTAGAATTTATAAAAACTTTATCTATTATGTTTACGACAGGATTACTGGGGTTGGGCGTAATGATGGGTTTACTTATGTTAATTTTTTAGGTGAATAATTATGGCTAGAAAAAAGTCTACAGTTAATAAGGCGGGTAACTATACTAAGCCTACTATGCGTAAGAATTTATTTAATAGAATTAAAGCAGGTTCAAAAGGTGGTAAGGCTGGTCAGTGGTCAGCACGTAAAGCTCAAATGTTAGCTAAACAATATAAAGCTAAAGGTGGAGGGTATAAGTAATGGCGCTTAAAAAGTCTCAGAAGTCTTTAAAGGCTTGGACAAAACAGAAGTGGCGTACTAAGTCTGGTAAGAAGTCTAGTAAAACAGGTGAGCGTTATCTTCCTGAGAAGGCTATCAAATCTTTAAGCAGTAAAGAATACGCAGCCACTACTAAAAAGAAACGTGAAGATACTAAGAAGGGTAAGCAACACAGCAAGCAGCCTAAAAAGATTGCAAAGAAAACACGCAGGCATCGCAAGGTATGAGAACTATAGTAGTATTTTTACTACTGTTGATTGTTGTTTGGTTAGATAAAAAAGAAGAGGAACATATAGATGGCTAAACCTAGAAAAGGAAAGGCAAAGGTAAAGGTAACGGCTAGTGGTAAGAAGGTCAGCTACGGTCAGGCGGGTAAAGCTAAGGGTGGTGGACCTAGAGTAAAGCCGGGTACTTCTAAAGGCGATAGCTACTGTGCAAGAAGCTTAGGCATTAAAAAGCGTTTACCTAAGAAAAAGCAGAACGATCCTAATACTCCTAACAACCTTTCAAGGAAGCGTTGGAAGTGTGTAGGAGCTAAGTCACGCAAGTAGTTACTTAACTATCCGTACATCTAGCCGTTCTGCTTGAGCGGCTTTATGTGATAGTTTTAAAACAAAGTCTGAATGTATTTGTAATAAATTTGTAATAATTTCTATATTTTCTTCTGCTAACTCTATGCCAGCTAACGCTGTAATAATATCAGAATTAGTTCTTAATATAATTGATAGCCTTGATTCAGGTGTAAAATATATATCTTCCATCATAAAGCCTGCAACTGCTGTTCTAAATAAGAATGTAAAGAATCAAGCTTATAATGTCCTTCCCTTAAAATATTTCTTATATAATTTTGAGTATACACATCTGAAAAAATCTTTGTAACTTGATCTTCAGGGAGAAAACTAAGCTCAGTGCTTAGCCTCCCTTTCTCATCAATAATAACTTTAAAAGAAATAAGATTACCTTCCTTCATATTTCACACACTCCTGCAACACACGCTAAGGTTTGAGTGCCTTCAGTGTTGTCATCTAACTCTTCAATGTCCCACTCCATATCTTTAGGCATTTCTTTTAAAAGCTTTTGATACGTAGCCTTGTCTATTTTCTGATAAGGTGCTTGCTTGTACACATGCTCTGCTTCTGGAAGAAAGCTAATGCCACTAACGCTATCAAAGTTTTCCCAAATCCACTGGCATACAGAGTAGAAGTTATCGTCGTTATAATAACAAGTCATAGAGGGTTTATGCTCACACCAACTATCTTGATAAACCTTCCATAGCTTTAACTGTTCCATGGCACCCATGCTTTCTACTGTCACGGCTTTATTAGGAGCCTTCTGAGGGAAGCTAAACACCCAGTTAGAGTTGTTCATTACGTCTTCTTCATGTGGAAACCCTGCATCAATCATAGCTGTAGCGAGAGGATCTTTCTTGTCGGCTCGTACAGTCCTAATATAGTACTCACTAAAGCGAGGATGAATACCGCTGGCGCTGTCAGTCAACTGAGATACAGTACCAGAAGGCTTAACACAAGTAATAGCAGCAGATTGATTAATACCCAGCTTGTTAGCCCACTCTTTATTAGTCTCTACTGCAACGTCCCTAAGAGTTTCTAAAAGTCTTCCTAGTGCAGCCTCACCCGTCGAGCCGTTTGTAAGCTTACAGTCCATGATGCCTGTCATAGATACACCAAGTAATGCTTCTTCTTCTGTATTTTTTTTCCAGATGTTACGCAGGTAACGAAAGTCAGTCATAGTAGCTTGTAAAGTACCAAGGATTGTAGCTGTGCGTACCTTCTTCTTAAGTGTTTGAAGTGTATCATCTTCTCTTACAACAACCTCAGACAAGTTACAGAACTGATAAGGCCGTAGGATAATCTCAGAACAAGGATTAGTACCAAATTTAAATGAGGCATCTCTACGCTCGTTACGTGCTGCTACCTTCTGTGCTGCAATACGACTAAAGATACCACGCTCACCAGACTTAGAATCATATAGTCTCTTCATCTCAGAAGAGTATGTATCAAAGTCAGGCTTCTCAGAGTATACGGCACTGTTGTTTGCTAAAGCTCGTTGACCGTTGCCTAAGTACCACTCACCATTCTTAGCGTTAGCCATACGATTATCAGTAACATTACTCAGGCTGATGAGGGCTGATCTACGTACACCACCTACAACAACAATGTCTGCAATCTTACATACTAAGTCATGACACTCTAGTGACGTTAGCTTACGTCCTGCTGCTAGTTTAAATAAATCAACAGTAAAATTAAATAGATCTGCTAAAGGCTGAGGCCCACTAGCTCTGCCTCCAAATGTCTTGAGCCTAGCCCCTGCTGGACGTACTCTAGTAAGATCACACTTAGGTATCTTACCGGCGTACAGGAGGCTTATAAGCTCTCTGAAGGCGCTTGCCCAGCCTACCTTACTGTCAGATACAACAACAGTAGAGTCTGTCTCATGGAAGCTGTCAGCGACTTCTGGAAGGCTGTTTACATAGTCGCGTTCTACACTAAAGCCTACACCTGTACCACATAATAGAATATACATTAGCTCGTCAAAAGATCTAGGGCTGTCAATAGGAAGATAAGAACAATTAAACCCTGCTACATTGTCACGGTGTAATGCTGCTCCTGCTGTCATCATACAACGCATAGACGGCATTACTTCTTGTCTAGTAATAGATTCAAATAGCTCTTCAGCTTCTGAGTCTCCAAGCTGATTACGTTCTACAAAGAAAGCAAGATAACGATTAACTGTTTCTCCCCATTCTTCACGACGTTTCTCTTCATCCATGTAACGTGCATATCTACTTTTGTGTATGTATTGTTGATACTGATCCATTATAAACTCCTAAATCTCACCAAAAAATTTAATTAAAACTATAACCGAAACTATATTTACACTTATAATAATTAATTCTTCGTAAATAATTTTGCTTGCTTTTATCTGCGTATCCATAGGGAAATGTAAAGCAAACTTTAAAAAGATAAACAAATCATTTATAAGATAAAACAATAAACCTGCAATAGCTAAAACAGCAAAGTAAAAATAACTAGTTATAAAATAAAGTATAGAACAAATAAGACCTAATAAAGATGTAATTACTGTTATGTCATTGGGTAAAACTTTTAAAAAATAAGGAATAAGTTTCATTATAAATCCTTTAAAATATTTTTATATTCTTCTAAGGCTAGTTCTTCTTTTTTAATTTTCATAGAACTTTTAGAATTTTTAATCTTTTTTGTTTTAACTTTTTTACTATATTTAGTCCTCCTTTCATTTTTTAAATCAAGATAATTTTTATCCATTGTCTTTTAAAACCTGCATTAATTTATCTTCGTACCACTTTGCTTTTTGTAGATCCTCTAGTCCGTTTTTGTACGGATAACGCCAACGATACTTCAGACTGTTTCCTCGTAAATAACCAACAAACTCTTCGTGGCTTAACATTGCGTTTATTCCGTCTATACATTCTATATCTCCATTGTTGTAATGCTTAGGCTTATTAACATTGTCCCACTCTTGAGGTGTTGCATTATCAATACTAACTTTCTTTTTAGTATGCTGTTTCATTTCCATTCCTCCGGGAAAGTTTTTTCTGAATACCATCTAATTTTATTATTCTCTGACCATTCTGAGTGAGTCAATTTGGTTCCGTCTTTGCGAGGACGCGAACGAGGCATCGGAGCAAAGGGGGAAGCAAAAATAAATACCAACTCTACATCTTCAGGTAATATTTTTTTAATCCATAAGTACTTACTGTACTCTGCGTAATCCCAGAATCTTCCTTTAGCTTCTAGCAATATTTTTTTACCATCAATAATTTTTATAAAGTCAGGATTATAAACATGCTCTACTATGTAAGGAACTTTTTCTGAATGCGCTTTCCAGTTTTTTAAAATAGATTTGTGTAGCTTAGCTTCCCATTTTGAATCATACCCTTTAGGTATATTAGATTCTCTTGGCCTAACTTTTCTAGGACTTCGCTTAGGCATTTTCTACATCTCTTAAAGTAATACTTTCTAATCTATAATTTCTTTTTAGAAGTTTTTTAATTCTTTTTCTTACCCACCTATAAGTATAAGCATTCAACCGTCGTTGACCCATAGAAGTATAATACTTTTCTGTAGGAATCATGCTTAACTTTTCAGCTTTTGAAATTTCATTTTCAGGTAAAATATTCTCTAACCACTCAAATAAAATATAAAAAACTTTCTGATTCATCTTTTGCTTTTTACTTTTTATAACCATACTTCAGGCACCTTGGGTTCACTAATTACTTTAGTTAAATATGTTAAACCTTTTGAATACTGAAATACTCTAAGGTTAGGATAACACCTAAATTTATGGGGACAATAACCGCAGTTTTTAGGAAGCTTTAAGTTACCAGCTTTTCCTTCAGCTACAGGCTCATAACATTTTTCAGGCGGCTCGTTTTCTAACAGTGAATTTTTAATTTTAGTAATTAAATTATAGCTGTTAGGTTTATCTAGCTCATCAGGTTTATACATTACAAGCTCACCTGACTCTTTATTGATAACTAAAAAGCCTCCTTGGTTTGTACCTTCAGCTTCTTCATAACCTGATAGCTGTGCTAAATATCCAAAAGGATCATCTGTAGCTAACGTACCTTTTTTAAATTTATTAAATGCAAAACTAGATGCTGTCTTAATATCTATAATTTCTCCATCAATTTTACAATCGATGTGTCCTTTAATACCATTAAGTTCTACTTCTTTTTGCTGGTCTGTAGCTTTATGGCCGGCAAACTCAATTAAAAATAAAAGAACTTCTTCCAGCATATGACCATACAAAAACTTAATAGGCAAGTAAGGTTCTTCTGAAGTATTTTTACCAGTGTTGTACTTCATATCGTACCACATTCTTCTAGCTGGCTTACCTATATTTGACATTCTAATATTTTTCTTAGTGGTGTCTTGAGCTTTAGCCCAGTGCCTTAAAACATTCTTCATGCTTTCACCAAACTTTTCTATTAAATCCTCAGAAATTTTTAGTGACTTATTGTTTAACAACGGATTAATACTGTCGTAAATGTCTTCAACTATATTCATTTTCTATGCCTTATAAATCTACACTTACGTGTAACTGAATTATAATGGAGATACTGAACACCTAATTTTTTTTGTGTTGGTGTTTTTGCAGAAAGCCTACCATCTTTGTAAGACTTAACATCTATTAAAATAACTTTACCTTTTGGATCTAAAGCTATAATATCGATAGGCCCTGTGCAACCACAATTTTTAAATACATGGTAGCCATTATCCCACAACCATGTAATAGCATAATGCTCTGCTAAATCTCCTATTCTACTTGGATCATGTTTAGGTTTTCTATCTGATATTTTAATAGGTTTCATTAGTGTGTTTCACTCCAGTTATCTCCTATTTTGTACTCACCATCTAAAGGACAGCGTAAGTTAAATACGTCAGTAACTTGTCTAATAGCTTCTACACCCGCTTCACCTACTACAGTAGCATACTCTTCTTTAACTTCCAACTGCCACTCGTCATGGATGTTAGCTACAAAATAAGCAGGGTAGTTATTCTCCTGTATAATATTGTTTAATATTACTAATGCTTGCTTCATTACAGCAGCTCCTGCTGATTGTAATAAAGTATTTAATGCAGCATGCTCATGTCTTATCTTAACTTTTCTACCGTCTAATCCTTTGAGATAACCCTTTGCTGATGCTCTTTCAACGCGCTCCTTAAGGTTTGCAAGTGCAGGAAGATTATAGAGAAAACGTCTTCGTAACGCAGCGCCTTCTCTTTTACTTCCTCCGACCACTGAAGCAATTCTAGCGTCTCCTGCTCCGTATAAGAATGCATAGATGAAAGTTTTAGCCTGATTTCTTGATTCAAGTCCTGCAAGTTTTTGATTTGCTGTGTGTATGTCTCCATTGAGAATCTCATTTGTGTACTCCTTATCATTCATGTAGTGAGCAAGCATACGTAATTCAAGACCACTAGCATCTATGCCTACAAGTTTATGTCCTTCTGGTACAACCCAACAACTTCTACAGTCTTTACCGTAAGGACTATATACCGCTGGTATCTGAGCCATATTAGGTTTTAAGTGTGACATCCTACCAGTAATTGTACCGTTAGAAATAGCATAGCCATGTACTCTATTGTCTTCTTTTAAGTTTTTAAACCATGAGTCTACTTGTGCTATTCTTTTTTGAAGTAGTAAGTAAGTGGCAATTAACTCTGCTTCAGGTATATTTTTAACAGTAGCTAACGTACCTTCATCTACAATAGGCTGGCCTGTAGGTGTAAACTTAGAAGGCTTCCAACCAAAGTCTTGAAGATACTCACCTATTTGTTTACGAGATCCTAAATTAAATTCTTGAAGTTTCTTTCTATCAAAAGGCAACCAACGAGTTTGAATTGGTTTAGCCATTATTAAATTATACTCATCTGTAGTTAAACCTTGTTTAGACAATGTACCATCTTTCTTTTTCTTAGGCTTTACGGTCTTAAGCGTAATTAATTTAGGTTTAAAAACTTGTTGTACAGTTTGTTCAATATTTCTTTTGCGCTCATTTAAATCTGCAAGCAATAAAGAAGCTTTGTATTCATCAAATAAAAAGCCATGCTTTTCTTGCTCTTTTAAAATTAAAGATACTTCATGCTCTAAGTTAATAGATCTATGGTCAAAGTCTGCTAACTCTTTTAGTAACTCTTCAAACACTAAAGCATTTAGCTCTACATCATTAACACAATAGTCTAACATTTTTTGTGTATAGCCTGAAAAATCTTCTTGCTCCATAGAACCTTTTAGAAAATTTAATTGATAGCCCCAATGCTTTAAGCTATGTCCTCCACGTTCAGGGTTAGCTAATCTTGATAGCACCAAGGTATCAATTATTTTTTTATTTTTAAAATTAATATCTGTAAGCTTTTCTAATACAGGTATGTCAAACCCTAATATGTTATGACCTATAAGTAAGTTAGCTTCTTTAATTAATTTTAAACCTTCATCTATATTGTCTGGTGAAAAAGCGTGTATCTTATTAGCGTCTAAATCTTTAGCTACTAAACACCAAAGCTTGTTTGCTTCTAAACCATCAGTCTCAATATCAAAAACTAATTTCATATTTTTTCCTATAAAGTAAGAGCCTTCCAAGAGTACTTAAGTTGTGGGCATCTTTTAAATTCATCGTCAATCATCTTAGCTATTTCACGACATTCAAACTGAGCATCGTCGCTAGATCGTAACTTAACTACTCTAGCAAAAGCAACTAATGATCCTGTCCAAATCCATTCGGTCATCATAGACTGTGGTAAAATCATACGTGCTTGTTCTGGGGCTACACCACTGGCTATCATGTTATCATACACAGCTTCAGCCTGACTAATTAAATCAGAATACTTTTGCTGAAACCTAGTATGTTCATCGCCTACAAATACTACATCCGATGAGCCTTGCTTTTTGTTGTCTGCACGTTTACGCCACAGCTTAGGGATGTGATACTCAGGTAAAAAATCTACGTATCTCCGACTAACCTCATTCCAAACCATACCTACTTGATGTTTAACTAATTGTCTAGCTACAAATACTGGAGCACTAATTCTAAACTGTGCTTGTACATGTGCGAAGGGAGTCCAATGATCATGCTTTGCTAAGTAAGTTATTAACTTTTTATCTCTTGGCCCAAACTCTCCTACCATATTAGCAAATGAAACTCTCGCACTATTAGCTACAGTCTTGTCGTCACCCATTAAATCTATCATGTCTACTTTCATAAAACTACTCCAGCTAAAAAAACTGTTGAAAAAATAATTAAACAAATATAAATTTTAATTAACTCTTTAGATGTTAAATATCCCTCAATAATATCTGTTAAATAATCTTTAATTAAAGAGGTCAATCTAATAAAAATGTTTCTGTTAGTGTTCATCCGTTTACGAACTCCTGTTTTATAGTTAGCTCTACGATTACATCCCCGTCAGGATGATGCCGATAAGCTTCAACTAATTTATCTCTTAATGTTATCATTTCATGAAGCTGCATATTCTCACCTAGCTCGTCTTCGTAATCTCTGTAAGCAGTAATGCAAGCAAGCACAAACTTTTTATTTCTTTTAACAACCTTATCTACTACTTTATGCGACCACCAGTAAGCCTCAAGTACGTAGTCTGCATCTAGGTCAATCTTTGCTGTGTTACTTTTCATACTTCTAAAAACTCCATTCTTGTATTAACATAATGTTCAATATCTTTTTCAGTAACCAAACCTATTTCTAATCCTTTCTCAAAAAGACGAAGGGCTTCTTCATAAAGCCCCTCTCTTACTTGATCATTGTAGTGACAACTCATATTAATCTCCGTTAAAAAGGTATATCCTCAAACTCTAATTTCTTAGGTTCTTCTAAAGGTACTTCATTTAAACGACCTGTTTCAGTATCATAAAGTAACTGAGCAGCTAAGCCTACGTCACCTGTATAGCGAGATTTAAGTACACGAATACGTGTGGTCTTAGCTTCAACTTCATCAGTAGATTGTTGGTTTCTTTCTAAAGCAATAATAGAATCAGCAACATGTGAGATACCTGCTGATCCTCTAATGTGATGCATCTTTACTTCAGCACCATTCTCATGACCTTCCGAAGAACCTCTGTTAAGATGTGATACACAAATCATACCTACATTTGTTTCAGATACTAAACTTCTTAAGTGTGTCATAAGACTATCAATTGTTTTACGCTCGTCATTACCTTCAGAGCCTGAAACAAACATATGTAAATGATCTACAATAATCCACTTGCAGTCACAACCGATAATCATAAAACGTAACTTAGCTAGTGTCTCGTCAATACTATTAACACCAAAGTGAGCATGAATAAATATTTTATCTTCAGATAAAACTTTATTGTAAAGATCACTTAACTCTTCATCACCGTAATTTTCTCTTACTTCTTTTAAATGAATCTTATCATTAGCTTCAATGGACACAATACCGTCTACTGTTCTACGCCAATCTTCTTCTAACGCTACGATACCAATCTTGTCGGGACTATTAGTTAATAAATGATGAGACAATTCTCTAGTAATAGCACTCTTACCTAACCCTGTACCTCCTGCTACAACTAACAACTCACCTTGTCGTATACCTAAAAGCTTATCATTTAAACCTTCCCAAGGATAATTAACTGTAGCATGAACTTCTCTGTCTAACCATTCATGTAGTTTTTCTGAGGTTCTAATAATACCTGTAGGAGTATAAGTACTAGCTTGCCAAAAAGCATCTTGATATTCTTTGAATGCATTCTTTTTAAGCATATCATTAGCATCTTTATAACCTATAGGCAATGTCATTATCTTTGCTTTGTTAGGTCTAAACAACGCAGCACATTTAGCAGCAGCATCTCTACCGTGCTTGTCATTATCAAAACAAATAATTACATTTTCATATGTCTCTAAAAACTCTAGATTCTTTTTAATGTCTGAAGCTGCTGACTGCGCTCCGTTTTTAATTGATACACAAGGCCATCTGCTACCCGTAAGTTCGTAAGCTGCCATAGCATCACACTCACCTTCGGTAATAGTAATGTACTTACCTCCTGTCTGACAAATAGACTGACCAAACAAACCACCTTCTTGTATCTTACCCTGAGATGTAAAGCCTTTTGTTTTAGACTTACGAATTTTGTAAGCTACTAAGTCTTGTCCTTTGTAATAAGGATAATAATGTTCTTTAATCTGTCCTTCATTATCATAAGTTACTCTAACATTATAACGCTTAGCTGTTTCTTCTTTAATGCCTCTATCAGTTAGCGCACCTATCACTCCTATGTAATCATCTTTAGAAAAATGAACTACATTATTTTCTGACGACTTTGTATAACTGTTCATACCTTCCTCTGGATTTTCATAATTTCTCATGTAACCTTTACAGCTAAAACAAAAAGCTGATCCATCTTCGTTTATAGATGCAGCGTTTGAACTATCACACAAATTACAGGGTACATATTTTTTAACGAAAGTCACTTGCTATCTCCTTGTATGTAACAGGATTAATAAGTTTTAAATCTTTAGAATCACATTGAAGATATACCTCGGCACCACACGATAAAGGACAGTCCCGAGAATAAATAATTTTAGAGTCTCCTGTAAACTTTACTTCATCTGCGTAGTATGTTTTACCACCCATCTTGATAGTAAGTACAGGTTTATAAGTAGGATTATTACGTGGGTCTTGCTTTCTATTATATTTAATATGGTGTTGATTAACATGAACGATTGCTTTCACTCTGCTTTCTCCTTAGCAAAAAAAAAGTTTGGAGGTGTCCCCCGGTCAAAAGGGACACGCTCCGAACGTTCGACTACATTACTCTGATACTTCTTCTGCCTCCTCATCAGACATTAAAGCTGCTTCATCTAAGTTATCTAACATAGCAGCTTTGTATGTATTAGCTGCTGCTTGTAATACATCAATACGCTTACTTAAGTTTTGAACTTCAGTTTGAATTTCTGCTAAGTAGTTAAACGCATTCTTTGCAGTATCATTCAACTTCTCTACATCATACAAACCATCATCAGTTTTAAAAGTAAATTGAGCCATATTAAAATTCATCCTCTAAAGCTTCTTTAATTCCAAGCTCTTCACCATCTGAAGATCTCCCTCCATAAGGCACAAGATCTAAAATCTGAACAGCTTGCAGATCTAAACCTTTAAAAGTACCATACTTATTTGTTGCTTCCCATGGATTATATTGAACACGAACACGCGAACCATTTCCAACAAGAGTATCTACAGGCTCGCGGTCATGATTAACCAACTTGGGAACTGCTTGCTTTTTACCATCTTTGTTCATAGCTTTACGCTTAATAACAATAGATGAGCCAGCTTCTAGCTGCTTAACTTTATAACCTTGAGCTGCAAAATCTTGTGCAACTTCTTCATCAATAACTAAGTTGATTGTATACACAGGATCAAACTTAGTATTAGGGGTAGTTACTGAGGCCCAATAAGCTGTTCCTTCAATTACTGCCATTTTTTTCTCCTTTGCGTTAGTTGGTTTGACAATACTATAGAGGCTAACAAGACTTGTCAAGCTAGTCTCTTAGATTATTTAGTTATAAGGGTGAACAGTTTAAGCACATGTTCAGGTACAACGGAGAATCTAAGCTGCGATTCTAAAGATAGACTTGCTCTGTAAAACCTTTCTAACTTTTTCTCCTGCTTGTACTTGCAAAGAAGAAACAGTGTGAGGACTTTTAGAACGAGTGGTCTGATGATGAGTACTCCAGTCAGTCATCGTATTATACAAGGCTAACAGATTGTTGCCAAGGGAAGGTTTGTAATCATTTTTGTAAAGACTCCAAAGAGTATTTAACGAACTAGTCTTACGATCATGTCCGTTCTTAGTCTTAGTAGCTTTATCAAGTGCTTCAAGAATAGATCCAGTACCATTATTAATTGAATCAATACTTTGAATAGCATGTTTATTTTCAGATAGTGTAGCAAGAACTTCAAAAGCTTGTTGGTCTGATACAGGTATATGTCTGTAACTATTCCAAAGCTCACCTTCTTTTTGAAAAGCTTCTAAACAATTACCAAGCTCAACCACTGCACCTTCAATGTTTGAATGCTTAGTATGTCTACGCTTTGCTACTGCAGTTACAGTACCAATAACTTGTAAGTTAGTACAAATCATACGCCAAGCACCAAGCTCAAAGATAGAAGGCCAAGAACCGTCAAAGCTATTTCTACCTACTAACTCCATAACAGTCTCATCACCCTCACCAGTCTGCACTGTATGCTCTGGAAAGCGATATCTAGCATAAGCTCTACCACCTTCATGAGATACACTTATCTCGCGTGTAAGACCTTCTAAGTTTAACGAAGAGTTAATAATCATATCTTCCATATAACCAAACTGATCAGCATGTGAAGAAGTATTACGATAGTTTTTACCTACAATAGATAACGGCTCATGTGTTTGATCGTTCATAAGCAACACACGCTTGTCGTACTTAACCATACTATTCCATTCTGAATTAATAGGGTTAATTTCTTCAAACCATAATGGTCTTGTGTAAGTACCAAAAGTAACACTACTAGGTAACGGGCCTAAATCTTCTAGAATTTGTCGGCGTCTATCTGAACGACTTGTAAATGTAGTAATAACATTCATGTTTCTTTTCCTTTAAAGTTTAATTGAGTGAGTAAAACCCCACAGGAACGAGGGGTTTTAAACACGAGTTACTTAATAACATAACTAAACTTATCAAGTTGTTCTTGATAATTAACATGGCTAATCAGTGCATCAGCAGCTAAGTCCCATTCTTTTTTATAAAGATTTAAAACTAACCGCTTCTTTAGCTTTGATCCACCAGATAAACCTAGCAGACTGCTTACTTTCTTCCAACCTTTATCATAAGGATTGGAATGATCTCTTAACTTATTTCTAAGAAAGGTGATCTTTTGTTCATAGCTCATATACTGTTTAGTTAAATTAGACGACATAAATTATAAGTCCTCCTCTTCAGTATCTAATTCTAATTTAATAAGACTATTTTCTAAGTCTCTTTGCTTTTTTAATTTTTTACCGAGAGCATAACTAGCTACAAGACTAGTTATTAAACCATTAAAATATATTCTTTCTGATTCAGAGCTGCAATATCTTAATCTTTCATCTAAATGATTTAAGTAAGCTTTAGTAAGTTTACCTGAATAAGAACTTACACTTAAATGATTAATTTCTACATTAAGTTTACTTACTAACTTTTTAAATGTAGTAAACTCTTCTTGTACAAAAGAACTTGAAGGAATATCTTCGTAGCTTTCTAACTCAATCATTGTTTGTTTAAGGGAACCCATAACATTATCTCCGTAAGTTGATGATAGTACTAATAATAAATGTACTTGAGCCTTAGCAGTTAGTAGCAATTTAGCGACTCAAGCACACTTAACTTTTAAACTATAAAAATAGTTTAGCATATTTTTGAGTGATAGTCAAGTATCACAAATAGTGATCTTCATGCCTAACTCTTTCAAATGTCTCTAACATTATATTATTTAAGACATCATTAATATTTTCAAAAGGTATGTATTTACCATTGACATCGACATGAGTAAACTCTACCTCTTCAGGATAACAAATCATATTGGGCGGTTCATATTGTGGAGGTCTGTAATGAACTACACATGATCCTTTTACTTTACCTACTTTAAACTCCATAACACTACTATGATTACCATAGAACGGATATTTTCTCATAAGCCTAGCTTCCTTTGCATTCCAATATCATGTAAAGTCTGAGGTTTCTTACGCTTTACTTTACCCTCTTTGATTACATAATACATGCCATACTCAACAGTATTTGGATTCGCCATGTAAATAATAATCTCTACACCTTCAGAAAATTTATTTTCAAAACCCTGTATAGTTTTACTCATTACATAAATACCACTTGATGACTCACTTCTACAAGCATAATACATTAGTTTCTCCACTTCTGAAGTTTAACTAACTCTTTCGCACATGATTCTGTCATATGCAATTCAATATTGTAATCTTTTTTTAACTGTACAATACCTTTCATCATATTGATTTTAGCAATCCTAGCTTTTTTATACTCACCTAAATCATATCTTTTTGTAGACTCCTGTAAAAAATACAGAATAAAATTAAGATCATTAGTAAGCTTTTGTTTCTCTGCTTGATTAATAGATAGCATATTACTTCCTTTTTTAATTAAATTTTTAAAGCCCGTAAGGGTTGAGGGGTTTAAAAATTTAGATCCCTCAATAGTATTTCTAGACTTTGGTTTTAAAAAACTGAACAGTTTAACGACATGTTCAGGTCTATTTCCTCGGCTAAATAAAAGGCTGATTCTTATGATCATATAAATCTAAGATCAACTCTGATAACATTCCTTTGTATTTACTTTCTATACAATCAGGACTAATAGTTTCTAAAGAAGATATGCAATGCTGAGCTTTAGTCAACGCTGTTATTTTATCTTCTATATTCTTTATAATACTACAATGATCTTTCTGATCGTCTATAGAATCAAACATGTAATCTCCTACAATAGTATTTCTAGCTGGATGTTTTTTAAGAGCGAGCAGTTTATAGACATGCTCAGGTCTGTCGGGGAATTAAGCTGTTAGTGTAGCTAAGAAGCTTTGAAGAACTTCAGATGCTGGTCTTGGACTAGCCTGAGTGCTGTACTTAGTCTGTTTCTTGTAAGCTGCTGCGCTCATATCTATGTTCTTCTCTTCAGCTTGTTGCATTAAATACTGATGAAGACCGGGAACAACATCGTCTAAAAGAACTAACTCTTTCTTTTCAGAACCTAGAAACTCTTGAACTATTCCATTGTTCAAAGCTGCTTCTTCGTTCTCAGCCTTAGACCATGAAACCATAAAGTCTAACAACAACTTATAAGCTTCATAGTTGCTAGAGATGCTAGGATCATTCTGCTTCATAAGATCAAAGTCCTCCTTGAACACTGGCTCAAACTCAGGTAAGCATGAAAACCTAGCTGCTATAGCTTTACACTGTGACTCTGTTGCTCTACGAATATTAGAAACACTAGACGTATTATTTTCCATCTGAGACTCCTTAAGTCTTTAGTTATTTAAGATTAACAAGCGTTAAAAGGATTTTTCAAGCTTGCAAGAAAGCAAGGTTGTAAAATTCTTAGCTTGTTGAGGTTAAATAACGTGAGGAGTTTCATATGGGAAATGATACAAACACAGACAGGACTATTTAAATACTAAGCTATTGAGACTGTTAAGTTTTTTAGTCTAGTAATATCCTAGTAATACATACGCTTTACAGTCTTGGAAGGCTTTGTAAACTAGTAAGGCTTACAAAATAATACGATATAGTTCTATAAAGACTGTCTAGACTACCTAATTCTGTGGGCTACCTAGACCGGGCAGGATGCCATACCCCCTACCGTAGTATATATAGCAATCCTATACATTTCTAACAGGTTTAGTATGTGTACCAGCTTAGCGGGGCTATAAAGTCTTTACTTAACAACTTTGCAGGCTATAGAATCAGGAGGGTTTTATAGCTATATAGGGTGTTACCTATATATACTATGCAGCGGGGGGGTCATTGATTACGCCAGTATACAGTTGAAATCAGCTTTTGTCAAGTATTTATAACTAAAAAGTATAAAAAGCTTGACAAACCTTTGATTCAACTCTATAATACGAGTCATGAATTATTCTATTGAAAAGAAAAAAACAAAAGAACTTACTGAAAAACAACAATTATTTCTTGATAATGTTGTAGAAACGGGAGGTGATCTTAAAAAATCTGCAGAATTAGCAGGATATAAAGGCAATCACTACCAAGTTATTCAAAGTTTAAAACAAGAATTAGTGGATTTGGCTGAAAACCTGTTAGCTCATAATGCTCCAAAAGCTGCTTTTAAGCTAGTAGAGATTATGCAGAGTGATCGTCCGTTTCCACAGGTAAGCTCTAAACTGCAAGCCGCTCAAACTATTTTAGATAGAGTAGGTGTTACAAAAACTGATAAAGTCAGTGTAGACCATAATGTGTCTGGAGGTTTATTTATACTACCTAAAAAAGAAAATATTGTACTAGAGGGAGAATATGAACACAGTTAATATACCTGATAACTATATTAAACGTGTTACATCTACAATACCTTTTGGTTATGTATCTTCTGATATTAGTGGTTGGTTAGCTCCTGTAGATTCACAATTAGAATCATTAGAGTTTATTTCTAAAATGGTTGCTAATGAAGAATTAAGTTTAAGAATGGCTTCTGAATGGTTAGAGCATAAAACAGGGCGCTACCTTTCAGCTAGAGGACTACAAAAACATATAGATAAACTTTATGGTAGACGAGACGAAAGACTGGGAAATCCATCCTGATAATTACTTAAAGAATGAAGATGGTTCTTTTGTATTAAAAGTAGATGGTACCCCTAAGAAAAAATCAGGTCGTAAGGTTGGTGTTAAATCTAAAGGATATAACTACCATTCAGAGCAAAAAGCTAAAATAGCTGCTAGAAGATCTGTTAAAAAAACTAAAGATAAAATAAATTCTTTAAGTAAAAAATTAAATAATAATAAAAAAGTACTTTCTAAAAAAGAACAAGTATTTAAAAAGTTAGAT